GGATTGTAGACAGAGGATCTTGTTACTAGCAAGGTCAATCTCGTCGAGTAGCAGGACTGCACCCCTTTCAAGTGCTTCCACGACAGGTCCGTTATGCCAAACAGTTGACCCATCAACAAGACGGAACCCACCAATAAGATCGTCTTCATCAGTTTCAATAGTAATGTTTACACGAATCAGTTCGCGACCAAGGTCTGCACAAACTTGCTCAACGGACATTGTTTTACCGTTGCCAGAAAGACCTGTAATGAACGCAGGATAAAAGAGTTTGGATTTAACAATTTTTTTGATAGGTGTGTAAGTACCAAACTGGATGTAGGAATCATCTTTCTCAGGAATGTAGGACGGTTCTACTGCAGGTTGTGCAGATGGTGCTTCATAAAGTTTTTCAATCTGTTGACTGGTAAGATTCCACTTACCAACACCAATCTTATAGTTCTTAAGACGCTTACATGCGGTTGCATATGCAAGACCAAGAACCTTCGCAGCAGAGCGAATATCGGAACATCCGACATCAGTACCTACCTTATCAGAAAGATAGTCAACGAGTTGTTCAGTAGTAACTGGATTTGGAGCGAAGGTCATTGTATTAAAAGGATTGTTTGTTTGTTATGTACTTATTATAGCAGGTACATCTGCTGTGTGCAACGTGTGTGTGCCACTTGTTCAAGTGTCACGCGATCTGTTCGATGAACTTGTTCAAGATAGTCTTGTTACCCATCTTAGAACCCATGTGCTTTTTGAATGCACGTTGTAGTTCTGCTTTGGTAGCAACCTCACCTTTTTGAGAAACTTGAATATCTTCAGTGCCATCACCAAGTCTCTTGTCAGGAATGTAGAAAGACTCAGAGAAACCTGCTTCTTTAGAGATAGAGAAGAACTTTTCTTTCTTCCACTTCCTGTCCATATCAGCAGGTACGATGTCCATGTTGTTACGAACTGCACGTCCTAGTTCACTCTTACTGCAGATACGAATACCAATCCAGTTGTAATCAGTAATCTCTCTGTGAAAACCTACGATTTCTTTAGTAGTTTCATAAGGACTAGAACTGATCCTCTTAGTGAAACCAGTCTTAGGGTCACGAAGGAAGAAGATCTTACTTTGATACTGATGGCAAAGAGAAGACCTCTTCATGTATGGTTTGTAGTACTCACAATCTGGATCGTACCACTCATTGAATGCCATGGGATTTGCTTCACCATCAGTAAGGCAAACAACATTCACTTTCTGGATGTTCTCTTCTTTCTTCATCTGATCAACGATCTGACGAGTGCAGAGAACTGCTTCAGCAAGTGGAGTGCCACCAAGACCATACTTATGTGCTGCTTGAACGTTGCATCCATTCATAGAGTATGCTTGAGACCAAACCAAGAACATAGACTTGTCAAGAGACTGTTTGTTCTGTTTTGAACTGAAGAACTCAAGAAGTTTGAATGACTCATGGATGTTAAGGTCACCTTCTTTACCATGATTCTCTTCACGAGAAGAAGAATATGAATCTTGGAAAGCAAGAACACGGAATGGAATACCTGCTTTTCTGCAGAACCAGATAAGATTGTAAGTCTGCTTCAAAGTATCCAAAAGAATGTGAGACATAGAACCAGACCAGTCAATGTGCATAACAAGACCATGATTCTTACCATCAGGAACAACTGTGATCTTCTTGAAGATGTCATCAGTCAACTTGTACTTGTACAGTGAGTTGGTATCGATGACACCAGTGCGAGAAGTAGACTGACGCTTGTAATCATCAGCAGACTTTTTCATCTCGAACTGCTTTACAAGATAGTTAACAGATTTCTGTGCATCTTTCTTGTATGATTCGTAACGAGTCTTCATCATGCTCACTTGTGCCTCAAGATACATTGCATATTTCTCAGCATCATCTTCATAATAATAATGAGAAGGCATATTACGCTCACCTGTGATGAAGTGTTTGTGAAGATCATCTTGAATCTCTTTGTGTCCAATAACAATCTCCTCAAGATCAACCTTAGGAAGAGTAAGGTAAACCCACTCCTTAGCATTGTCATCGATGAGAGTCTCTAGTGCCTGATTGAATGCCTCTTGAGTGATGCTCTCAGTCTCATCATACTCATGGTCTTCATCAAAAGAGTTGTTGCCACCAGTAACAGAGATCTCTGCATCAGGATTTCCAATGGCATCACCATCTACAGGAGGTGCAGGTTGTGATGCAGTTTGCTGCTCAGATTCTTCGTCATCGGTGCTTTCAGTTTCAGAGTCAGATGACTGAGGAGTAACTTCACCCTCACCATCACCTGCACCTGGGGTAGGTTCTGCTGCAGGTACATCTATATCCATCTTCTTATCTTCAATATCTTCTGCACGACCAAAGAGATCTTCTGCAAGTTTCAGAACATCTTCAAATGTTTTAGTGTTAGCAGCACGATCTACATAAACTTGCTCTTCTTCAGTAAACTCAATCTCAGGATTACCTTTGTAGAAAAGGTTGATACGATCAATGAAAGGAAGTTTGGAGATATCTTCATCGTTCACACCGAAGAAGTCATCATTCCATAGTTCTTTGTATCCTTGGAAGAAAGACTTACGAAGACCAGGGTATGTCTCCTTCATCATCTTCTCGATACGAACATCCTCAAGGACGTTTACGAAACCTTTGTTGACACCATCAAGACCTGTGTTAGGAGTGTAGAGAGCATGTCCAACCTCATGACCAACTAGAAGGTCATACACAGTGTTGGATGCAGTCTTCCAGATAGGAAGGCAAAGAACACGCTTCTGAACATCAAAGTATGCTGTAGTGACTTTGCGGTGCTCTACAGTAAGGTTTTCTGTTGCAAGTAGTTTGGCGAGTGTGCCTTTGACTTCTGGGTTGATCATGTATCTCCTTTGTATATACACATTATAGCAGACTGATCAGGGATGTGCCACCTATTGTGCCACTTATTCAACTGTCACATGACCGACGTTACACTCATTACCTGTGCACCAGGGTTACGAGCAAGTGCCACTTTCTTTGCATCTTCATAATCAATAGCAATCACTTCTTCATGCCATACTTTTCCTGCTTTGTACAGGGTTACTTTACATACCATTAGGAATCATCCGACATTTTACTAAAATCATTGATCTTTTCAAACTTGATTGTTCTTAAAAACTTGTCAACTAAGATATCACCCTTGTGTGAGATGACAAATAAGTTAGTTGTCTGTCCTAATGCCCTCAAGATTTGAAGTAATTCAGCAGTTGCACCTGCATCAAGAGAAGAATCGAACACTTCATCTAGAATCAACAGGTTAGTTGCTACACTGTTCTTCATCCTAGCAACTTCCCTCCATGTAAAGAGTAGTGCTAAGTCAATCTTCTGCTTTTCACCTTCCGAGAAGGAAGAATATGTAAACTCATCTCTAAATCTACTCTTCAATGTCTCATTAAACTCTTCATCGAGAGTAAAGTTGACAAAGAAGTCCATGTTGTTGAGGTATTTATTGATTAGTTTGTTAAAAATTGGCACATATTTCTTAATGATTTGACTTTTGATGCCTCCATCACGCAATAAATGGGACACAACTTGGAACTCATCCAGTTTTTTACTGATTTCTGAGCAACCTTTTTGTGTTTCTTTGAGTTCTTCCTCTAGAACCTTGAGTTCCTTTTCTTCCTTGCGAATAGAAGGACGATTCTCTTTCAGATTATGCAACTCATCTTGAATCTTAAGAGTTTCCATTTCAATCCTAACAATATCACGTTCACTCTGAGTGATATCACTTCTTTTCTCATGACATTGCATGGAAAGATCATCTGCTTCAGTAATAACTCTGAGCAAATCGTTGATATTCAGTTTAATTTTATCTAATTCTTTAGAAAGTTTCTTACCTCGTCCTTGTAAAGCACCGACTCTTGCAAATCTAAAGTCCTTTTCAATCATTTGATTACATGTAGGACACTCATCATGACTTTCCAAGAACTTAATATCTTTCTTTGCCAGTTTCAGTTCTGCACTGATGTCTGCCTTGTCATTTTTAAGATCAGACATAGCATTTCGCTTGTCCTCTACATCAACCATCTTCTTTTCTAGTTCAGACAGTTCTTCTTTCTTAAGATCTTTCTCTTTTTCAAGACCTTCAATCACCATTCGATTGTCTTTGATCTTCCTTTCTCTTTCATCTTGACGAGATTGATTGATCTCTTTCAAGTTAGTCAATAGTTTTTCTTGTGCTGACACTTTTTGTTCTGCTACAGTCAGCAAGTGATCGCATTCTTTACTTGATGCTAAAGTTGCTCGGACTCTATCCCTGAGCAATAGATTCATTTGTGAGAAGATCTTGATGTCCAGTAGATCTTCGATAACTTCTCTCCTGTGAGGTCCTTTGAGTTGCATGAAGGGGACAAAAGTGGATGAACCCAAGATGACGACTTGTGTAAAGGACTTGTAGTTGAGTTTGAGAACTGATTGTTCGAGATATTTTTGCGTGTCTTTCGCTGCAGCATCCTGATCGACCAGTTTATTGTTTCTGTAAAGTTCAAAGACATTAGGTTTTGCTCCTCTGAATACACGATAATCGTCCTTACCAATAGAGAATGATAATTCTACCTTCAGTCCTTTTTCGTTAATGCTATTTACTAGTTGTCCCCTAGTAATTTGCCTAAAAGGTTTGTTGAACAAAGCAAAACAGAGGGCATCGAGCATTGTCGATTTCCCACTACCATTTTGTCCCACGATTAATGTAGAAGGACTTTGATCTAGAGAGATCTCTGTCCACTGGTCACCTGTCGAAAGAAAGTTCTTCCAACGAAGTGTTTCAAAAATAATCATTCTTTATCAAGAGGTACGATCAGTTCGTTAGATTTAATGATTGTGAACCTGTAGTTGTAGTTGACACAGTTCATAGCAATGATATCAGGATCAACTTCCATGAGTTCTAGATCTCTTTTGTGATCCATTGCTTCTAGTTGTATCGCGTACCGTTCGGCATCGTCTTCGTTTTCAAAGACAGTTACAGTCTTTAACTTATCCTTGTTAGGACAAGCATAGACACCACCAGTACCAACTTCGGTTAAAACAAACATTATAGTTCAGACGCTTCGACGTATAGAGATCGCATTACAGATTTGATATTACTCTTATTGACTTTAAGATCTATCTCATCTATGTATGATTCGAGCAACGTCATAGTGTCCTCGGTTTCAAGCGTAGTATCCGAACATTCTAATTCAGCACTAAGGTCTTCAACGATCTTAAGATCACCAAGACCAATGTTCTGGAGTTGCTTTACAGCATAATCAAACTTTTGATAATCGCCTTTGTCTTCAACGATTAGTTTGACAAATGTTCCTTCGAGTTCTGCTGACTCTGGTATACTAACTCCATTATTATAATACAGTTTATGAAAAGTGTCAAAGGGATTCCTATAAAAAGTAGTCTTAAGAGTAGACGTATCAAAAACGTGAAACCCCCTTTTGCATCCGAAGTCATTCCAATAAAGTTGATAAGGATTACCTAGGTAAGATACATTACCTTTGGTAGATTTTTGGTGATAGTGTCCACTAAACACTCTCTTGAACTTGTCAAATAAAGTTTTATCCATGCCACTTTCCATGACATGACCTGGGTGTGCCTCAAAACCATTCAGTTCTAAGTGACCCATACAGACAGGTGCATTAGATGATGCTACCTTTTCAAATACTTCAGACTTGTTATCATCACAAATCCATGGAAGCATAAGGATCTTTAGATCATCAAACTCCATTTCAGTTGGTTCTTCAACAACCGTAAAACCATAGTCACCTAGGATTTGAGTTGCAGCATTGACTCGTAAAGTATTCTTATAGTAGATGTCATGGTTACCAACAAGCATGGTCATCTTACATCCTAGTTCAGTAATAGGATCAAACCACATTTTCTTTGCCTCATCTAGAGACATAAAGTTGATGGATCTACGTTTATCAAACGTGTCGCCCAGACAAATAATATCTTTGATGCCTGATGCCTTGAGAAAAGGAATCACCACCTGACCATAAAACTTTTTATAGTGATTGATAAAGTGTTGATTGTCTCCTCTTACACCAAAATGCTGATCAGTTATCAGGAGTATTTTCATATGTAATAATAATACGATGCTTCAATTTACCGTCACTATCAATTACATCTTGGTAATGGAAGTTTCCAAGAAGTTCTTCCTCTGCTAGTTTTTTGATTTGTTCAACGGTGGTGCCAGATTTACCTGACCAATAACGAGATAGAAATGACATCATTGCCGACGAGTCTTGATTTGGATATTAGATTTAATACCATTATAGTCGGTTGTTGCATGTCCGTCAACTGCGAACACGTCTGAGTACCCATACTTGTCAATGATCTTATCTTTGATATCCATCTGACGTTTCTCTTTTGCAATACGTCTTAGGAAAGCATAGTATACAATCTGTGTAAAATAAGCAAAGGGGTTTTTAGATTTTTCTGGATTGAAGTTGTCAATATATTGAATACAATTTTCAATACCATCACAAATCATGTCATCTTTATACATGTAATTGATAAAGTTGGGTCGGAATGACAAGTGATTTGCAATCTTCAGAAAGCAACCGCCAATATAATCGTTCACACGAGGTTTCTCCAGTCCCTTTTCTTCAGCAACTTTGACTCGACGCTTGTATTCGACGATTGCTGCTAGGAACTTTTGGTTGTCAACGTAGTGTTGTTTCTTTTTGGCGACACGTTTCATATGTGTTTAAGTGCTGTTGTTATTATAGCACACTTGACAAGGATGTCAAATACATGTACAATAACACTGTAAGGGTTCAAGGGTTATTCTTAGCTTTAAATATCTTTTCAAACAATTTTCTGTAATCCTCAGTCGTACCAATATATCCCATTGATTTATCTGCCTTAACATGGTATCCTGCTTTGGATGAAGATGGTTCGTAACCGCCTTCAGTCATGAGGTAAGACTCATATAACATCTGAACCTCCCTACTCATGGTGGCGATGCAAACTACATCTTTTTCTTTCACTACAAAGAACTCTTCATCAGAAAGTTGTTGCCACTTGACAAATCCTACGCCCCGCATGACTTTGTTTTCACTCATGGGTTTGTTTATTACATGAACCATTACTGGATCTTGTAGAAAACATAAGGATTCATTCTGATCTTGTGTGACCACTGCTTTGGCAAGCACCTCCTCACCATTGGTAAGTTTGAAAATACCAAAGAAATCTTCGTCGTGTTTTACATGGTTAATCATAGGCTTTTAATTTTACGTCTATAATTTCATAATGAAACTTTTCTTCATTGTACACTTTCACCCTTTCTAATAAATGATTTAAAGTGTAGTTGTTCCCACGATCCGTAGAAATGTCATCCGCGATGTCATACAATGTCGCTTGTGACTTGTTATCTCCCTTTCTTAGTACACGCCCAATGGACTGTAAGTTCCTTACTCTAGATTTAGAGGGAGATGCGAAGATTACATTATGTAAGTTTTTGATGTTAATCCCTGTAGAGAACGTTCCGTAACTTGCAATGATGATAGCATCGTTAGATACTTCAGTAAGACGTCGAATCTCTTCTCGATCTTCTACGTCTACTCCACCGTGTACGAAATAAACTGGTCGTTCCGTGTAACTATTTATCAACTTATAAAGAGGTTCTCCGTGACGCTCTACATAGTTGAAGAGGATGAGTGTATTTCCTTTTAGATCTGCGGAAAGATTACGAATGAATTTATTTCTTCCCTCATGTTCTACAAGATATCCAATCTCATCTTGATACCCCTCGAAGAGTTGTTCTTCGTGCTTTAGTAGTATCACTTTAACTTTCAGTTTTGCAATATACCCCTGTTTCATCAACTCGTTAGTTCTTGTTACTTGAGTGCATCTACCAAACAATCCTTCCAGAACTAACTGGTTTACGTTTGCACCATCAAGTGTTCCTGTAAAACCATAACGATACTTACAGTTATGAAGTTTGCCCATCAAAGAGGTCAAAGATTTCGCTTTGAATTGGTGCGCCTCGTCACCGATCACGACGTCAAACCTTGCAAACCACTTACTCGGTTCCTTGTAAATCGATTGCCAAGTGGTGATTACTACATCATGGTTCGTATATTTTTCTTGCCCCGCATATATTTTGTGGCAGTACTCAGACGCCCTCCATCCATAGGACTCAAAGTCTTTGTACATCTGCTCTACAAGAGACGTCGTGGGCACGACTATTAGAACCGTCCTATCTAAACTTTCATGATACCTGACCAATGAATAGATCATCAAGGATTTCCCGCTTGCAGTTGGCGACAATAGGAGTCGTCTGTTGTATCTCAGGCATTCGTATATTGCTTGATATTGGTAGTCGCGTACCTTCACAGGAAGACGTAAAGACTTCACATACCCTGCCACTGCCTCAGGAGTCACAAATTTATTCACATCTTCGGGGTGCCCAAAATTCTCATCGTGCTCCGTCTCATACTCGTACCCCTTTTTCTTCGCATAATCCACCAGATAGTCATACAGACCACAGTAGATCTCCCCTGTAGCAGGAGAAAACAATCTTATCTTTCCGTCCCATCCTTTCCATCGTCGTTGTTTCTGCATGAACTTTGCAGACTCAACTTCAAAGGTAAAAAAATCTGATAACTCGTAGTTTATATGAGGTTCTGCTTGAACCTTAAGATACACTTCGTTCTTCTTCTTAATCCTAAGGTCCATTGACATAGTGTTCGAGTCACTACACTATGTATCAGAGTATTAAGAACCCTCCTTCCACTTAGTCCATTCAATAGCATTCTTGATTTGAAAGTTCCTAGTGTTGATTTGTTTCAGAACATTCTCCAAGAAATATAATACTTGATCCATATAATCAATCTTATAACGTAACTTACGGATCTCTTCATCTGCATCGATGAACATCCAGA